TGCCGAAACAAACACCCCGTAGTACAGGAGGAATGCAGTATAAAAAACTTAAAAAATACCGCATTTGAATAATAGTGCAAAATCACCGAAAAACAATGCCATAAATAATTATAATTAAAATATAAATTAGTTGTTGCAAAAATTATAAAAATAATTTAAGAATATTAATTATGAACAAACAGGAGGTTCAAATGATTAAATACAAAAAAAAAGAAGCAGGTAATTACTATGCTTTTGTTAATGGCAAGAAAACATTTGAAGTTTGGTTTGATTACCAAGAAAGACATTGGGTAATTGGAACTTTAAATCTAGGTGAAGAATCTATCGCTATCGTTCCAAATTTTAGAACTGCAAAAGAGTATATTCAAATGGAGGTACAATAATGTTTAACTTAGCTATGACTACAATCGTTCATATAGGAATGATTGGGTTTATTTTATATTTTATTAAAGAGATATTAGACAAATGAAAGTTTTAGTTGCTTGTGAATATTCAGGTATTGTCAGAGATGCTTTTTCAAGACTAGGTCACGATGCTTGGTCTTGCGATATTCTGCCAACTGAAAGCGAAGGTAATCATTATCAAGATGATGTATTAAATCATTTAGAAGAAGGTTGGGATTTAATGATAGCACACCCACCTTGTACACATTTATCTGTAAGTGGTGCTAGATGGTTTTCAGAAGGTAGAAAACCAATACAACTTAGAATTGATGCTTTAAATTTTGTAAAAAAATTAATGGACGCACCAATAAATAAAATTGCTATAGAAAATCCTATTTCAGTAATTTCATCTCATATAAGAAAATCTGACCAATTAATTCACCCATATCAATTTGGTGAACCAATATCTAAAGCAACTTGTTTATGGTTAAAAAATTTACCTAAATTACAACACACTAAAGTTGTAGAACCAGAATATGTAAAAAGTGGAACTGGTAGAAAATGGTCAAAATGGTTTTGGGAAACTTCTTGTTTACCTGTTAAAGAAAGAGGAAAAGCAAGAAGTAGATTTTGGACAGGCATAGCAGATGCTATGGCTAATCAATGGGGAAAGGAGGTAAATAATGACTGACATCAAAGCAAAGATACTTCAGTTTGGCGGTAAGAAAAAACAAGAAGAAGTATTGACGACTATTCAAGTGCGTAAAGACGATGTTGCAAAGACGTATGAATTTTTAAAAGACATAGGGATATCTATGACGATGAAAGATTTTTACACATTTGCACTTAATCACATTAAAGGAGTGAAATAATGAAAGATAAAAACGAAGTATGTACTATTTGTAATGGAAACGATTATTTATACGACCCAATACAAAACACAGTACAACAATGTCCAGTCTGCACAGCACTGGGTAAACTATACGAAGCACAGGAGATAGAAAATGAAACAAGAACTGAAACCATTTCAACACATAATTGAAGTGTTGATTAAAAGAGATGGGTGGATTAAAATACCACTTTATACCAAGCAGGAGGTAAAATATGTTAAATAATCATCAACACATTGATTACGATATTAAACTTGAAAAAGTGCGTAATCAAATTGCCAATTCCAAAGAAGGCAAAGTCAATATAAAAGGCAAAATATATTCCACAGTGGGATTACGTCTTTTTAAACTTAGAGAGATATTCGGTACACGAATAACTATCAAAACTTCAGTATTAGAAAACAGTGATGAGAAAATTTTTGTGAAAGCAGAAGTATATCTCAATCACGAAGATGGTGAATTATTATTAGCTGATGGATACGCAGAAAAAAAACGTCAGTTAAATATGATTACTAAAAATAGTGGAGTAGAATTTTGTCAGACGACTGCAATCGGCAGATGTTTGGCATTACTAGGATTATCTGGTTCTAATGAAATATCTTCAGCAGAAGAAATTTATGCAAGTGAAGAACAGATAGTTCAAGAAGAACAACCAATAACAAAAACCAAAGGAGGTTTATAAATGGCAACTTGGTTAAACTTATTTAAGAACAATAAGAAAACAGAAACAGACAATCAACCACTATACAGAAATGTAAAAGTGGTGTTTGAAAATGATGTTAATCTAACAGCAGGTATTCCGTATGAAGTAGCACTATGGAAGAAAGACCAAACGAATAGTGGTAAACCTACGGATATGGTTTCAATTAAAATTGAACCTAATACATTCTTAATTAACGAAGGCGAAATCAAAACTGAGAAAAGTGAAGATATCCCGTTCTAAAATAATTAAGGATAAGAAATATATGCAGTGGGTGTGTTCATCGCACCCCTGCTATATCTGTAACTTAGAAGGCAGATTAAATTATCACCAGATACAATTTCATCACTTGCAAGGTAAGTACCGAGTAGGTGCGATGATTAGAGATGACAGTGTAGGCGTTCCCTTATGTTTTACTTGTCATTCTATATTCCACAAAAGAGGTGAAAGATTATACTGGGAAGAAAAAGGCATTGACCCTAAAATCTATGCTGACGAACTATACCAAGAATGGAAGGAAATAAATGAATATAAAAAACTTTGAGAAGTGGGATTTGCTCCCAATGTCCCCCAGTAAATTACGAGGATTTACTACATATACAGGTCAATTTATTGTAGAGAAAATTTACAAAAGATTAGGCACTTCATCACCACCTGCTTTAGCAGGAAATACAGTTGAACCAATGCTTCAAGATTATCTACAAGGTAAAGAAGTTAATGTAGATGAATACTTAACTAAATTTAAAACAGAAACTTTAGATTTTCCCAAAAGAGAAGATGTAGATAAGTATGTAGATTTAATTCCTAAGATGTTTGAACAGTCAAAAGCATTTAAAGAAATTGTAGCTGATAAGGAACAACATTCTTATCAAGAGGAATTATTTACAGAGGTTATGGGAATACCCTTTAGAGGATTTAGTGATTTTATTTACAAGAAAGATAACAAACTTTATATGTATGACCTAAAGACTAAAGGCAGAATGGCAATTAATCATTATGATAAATTACAACAATGGTTTTATCGCAAGGCACTTCAAGAAGCATATAATGTAGAAGTTGAATGCTATTTATTTATTGTGACACCTGCTAAGTCACATCTTGAACCTATAGATTTCATTGATGAGTATGAGATTGAGATTAACAATGGTCTGAAAAGTTTAAACAAAGTTTTAGAACTATGTAATGAACCGAAAGACTTTGCATATCTCTATCAACCTAATGTTGATGATTTCTTTTGGCGTAGTCCTCATCTTTATCAAGCACGTAAAGACATCTGGGGTATTTAATGTTTAATAAAAACTATACTCACGATTTACAATTTGGCGAGATGAAGGAAAAAGAATTAGCTGATATTTTATTAAATCAAAAAATAGAAGTTAAGACTGATAGGAAATGGAATGAAACAGGAAATATAGCTGTTGAATTTATGTCCAGAGGTAAGAAGTCTGGCATATCCATTACTGAAGCAAAATATTGGGCATTCATCTTAGATAATGAAAATAAAATAGAAGGTATAATTATCCTGCCTATAGATAGGTTAAAACAGTTATCAAGAGAATATTATTCTCAAGGTAAAATTACCAAAGGCGGTGATGATAATACATCTGATATGGTTCTTATTCCTTTAAAAGAAATATGGAAAAAGGACTAGTATCAGAAAAAGAAAAAAAACTACACAGATGTATTACTTGCAGAAAGTGGCACACTGCGTATATGATGATGCAACTTTGTGATTATAGAAAAATCAAAGAATGTATAAAGTGTTTTAACAGGAAGGAACAAGATGGCAGATAAAATGATATTTGTGCAATATTGCCCAAATGATATGTGGACTGGGTGTTCTACCCTTACAGGAAAAAGTGAACTTGCTTACAGAAGAATAATTGAACTAATTTATATCAACAGTAATCAGCTAATAGACGATGAAGTTATTTGGGAACAGGCAACTAGACCTTTTTATGATGATATTGAAAAGATTAAGTCAGAACTTGTAAACAAACGTAAAATCTATCTACAAGATGGATATATACGCAATAAAAGATGTGATTTAGAGATAGAAAAGGCAAAAGATAAGCATCAAAAGGCAAAACAGTCTGCTGAAGCAAGATGGGGTAATGCGAACGCATCTAATTCGCATATGCGGTCGCAATGCGAACGCAATGCTAACACACTAACACACAAACACACTAACACACCAACCATTAACCATAAATCAAATATATATACGCAGGAATTTGATACTTTCTGGCGAAAGTATGTTCTTGATGAGAATGATAAAAGGTCTAATAAGTGGGATAGTTTTCAACAATGGAAAAAACTAGATGAAAGTCAAAGGGGGTCTTTAGGGGTCAAATTTGTTACTTACAAGAACCAAAAAGGTGATTATTACAAAGCACTAGAAAGGTTCATATCCAAGAAAATATATTTAGAAATAGAACCAGAAAAAATACCTACTAAAGAAGATTTCCAAGAATGGCAATTTAAAACAGATGTGGATATGAGAAAGAGGGGATTAAAGACGATGAGGTGGTCGGAAGATTATATTCGTAAACTAGATAAGTTTATTGAGAACGGGACATAAAATGCAATTTTGCCCACTCTCTATCTTGCTCTTTAAATTCTACTTCTACAAAGCGGTCAATGCCTTGAGAAGAAAAATCAAACTTGAACAAGTTAAGAAAAAAATTGATAGATTTGTTAGTAATATGGTAAACATTCATTCTTGCAATCTAGTGATGAACCTCTATCTTAAAATTGTTATTATGAGAAATCAGTTATGTCCGAACCACAAAGTTATATAATCGTAGAGAATGAAGATGGTACGTTTACTGCGTATGTTAATTTTGGAATGTTTCAATCTAAAGAAGAAGCAGAAACTAGTTTAGACTTAGCGATGAAGATGTTAGGAATGCAAATCAATACAGCACCCACAGTCCATTGAAGAAATTAAGAATATTATCTTTAGGAGCAGGTGTTCAATCAAGCACCCTTGCTTTAATGATTGAGAAGGGTGAAGTCCTTATGGTTGACTGTGCTATATTTTCAGATGTGGGTGCAGAACCACAAAAAGTTTATGATTGGTTAGAGTATTTAAAATCTCAATTATCTTATCCTGTTTACACTGTTCAATGGCGTAATCTTAAAGATGATATTATTGCAGGTGCTAATGGTGAATATAAAGGTTTTACAGCACCCTATTTTTCAAAAAATCCAGAAACAGGCAAAAAAGGAATGTTAAGAAGGCAGTGTACTGCTGATTATAAAATAAAACCTGTTCAACAAAAGATTAGACAATTACTTGGGTATTCAAAAGGTGAAAGGGTTGCTAAAGATACTAAAGTAGAAATGGTAATGGGTATTTCTTATGACGAGATGCAAAGAATGAAAACTAATCAAATAAAATATATTGAAAATCAATATCCACTTGTTGAAATGGCTATACGCAGACATCAATGTATAGAATGGTTGGAAAAAAATAATTATCCAAGACCGCCAAGAAGTGCTTGTACTTTTTGTCCATTTCATTCAAACGCAGAATGGCAAGAAATTAAACAAAACAAAAAAGAATGGGAGGAAGTCGTAATGATTGACCGAATGATTAGACACCAAGAAAAACACAAAGATAAAATAAAAGAGGAATATGGAATGGACGAATTATATCTTCACGCAGAACGCAAACCTATTGATGAAATAGATTTCAGAAGTGCAGAAGAAAAAGGACAATATTCATTATTAGATGAATGCGAAGGAATGTGCGGTATCTAATGCAAATCTATCAAAGACCATTATCCGATATTAAACCTTATGAGAAGAACCCACGTCAAAAGTATGACATTCAAAAGGTTGCACAATCCATTAAAGAATTTGGTTTTCAACAACCGATTGTTGTAGATAGAGCAGGGGTTATTATTGTTGGACACGGAAGATACCAAGCAAGTAAATCATTAGGATTAGAAACTGTACCTGTCGTTATTGCTGACCTATCACCAGAAAAAGCAAAGGCATACAGAATAGCTGACAATAAAACCAATGAATATTCTGATTGGGATATAGGTTTACTGCAACAAGAATTTACTGACTTACTAGATATCAATTACGATTTAGAACTAACAGGATTTGATGCTGATGAATTAGAAAAATTAATTGTCGGTGAAAAAGACGGACTAACAGATGAAGATGCAGTTCCAGAAACACCCGAAGAACCAAAGGCACAACTAGGGGATATATATAAACTTGGTGAACATAGATTGATGTGTGGGGATAGTACAAAGATTGATGATGTAGATAAATTAATTAATGGTGCAAATATTGATTTAGTTTATACCGACCCACCTTATGGAATAAATGAAAAAGGTGACAGAACTGCAAGAAAAACAGGTTTAGCACCAAATCATAAATTTAAAGATTTTAAAGATGACACTATTCAATATGCAGTTGATGCCTATAATATTTGTGAAGGTGTTTATAAAATACCTAAACAAGTTTGGTGGGGTGCTAATTATTATTGTCATCATTTACCACAATCTAATAATTGGTTTGTATGGGATAAAAGAGTAGAAGAAAAAATGAAAGATACGCAATCTGATTGTGAACTTGCTTGGGTTAAATCTAAATGGTCATCAGTTAGAATATTTAGACATCTTTGGAAGGGATTTAATAAAGATAGTGAAAGAAATCAAATAAAAGTACACCCAACACAAAAACCAGTTGCTTTAGCTGAATGGTCATTTGACTATTTTAAAGAATTTGAAACAGTTTTAGATTTATTTGGTGGTAGTGGTTCAACTTTAATGGCTTGTGAAAAGAAACAAAAAAAATGTTTTATGATGGAATTTGACCCACACTATACTGATGTAATTATCAAGCGTTGGGAACAATACACAGGACAAAAAGCAGAAAAAATTAATTGATTTATCATCAAGAATGAGGATATAAAGGAATGGCGTACACTCTACGCATAAAGAGGGTAAAAAATGGCAAGACCAAAACAATATGATATTAAACCAGATGAAGTTCAAAAATTAGCATCTTATGGTTGTACTAATACTGAAATCGCAGATTTTTATGGGTGTGATGAAAGCACTATTAGAAAAGGTTATTCCGAAAGTCTTACAAAAGGCAGAACAATGGGTAAGATGCGATTAAGACAGATACAATGGAAGATTGCTGAGAACGGTAATTGCACTATGGCTATTTGGTTAGGGAAGAATATGCTAGGTCAATCTGATGGTGGCAGTATATCTGAGGATAATGACCCACTACCATTTAGTGTTGAGTAGTGAGTAAAGAATTTTCTGTTATTCCATTATCGCTAAGAGAAGCAAACGAATTTATTACAAAACATCATAGACATAATAGAAAAGTTCCATTTCATAGATTTTCATTAGGTTGTATCTATAAAGAAGATATGATTGGTGTTGTAATAGTAGGCAAACCAGTATCAAGAAGATTAGATAATCAATGTGTAGCAGAAATATCAAGACTGTGTATTAAAGAACCTGCTCCTAAAAATGCCTGTAGTTTTTTGTACAATAAATGTTGGAATATATGGAAGCAGATGGGTGGTAAAAAAATATTAACATATACACTTGCATCTGAAAGTGGTTCAAGTTTAAGAGGTGCAGGTTGGGATAAAGTTAATACAACTAAACCTTTAAGTAAGAATGCCAAAGGTTGGAGTACTAGAGAAAATAGAGATGAACAACTAGTATATTATCAAGAAAAATTTAGATGGGAAAAAAGTGCCACTTAGTAAACCTCAAAAACAAGTCCTTGAATGCGATAAAAGATTTAGAGTATTAATTACTGGCAGACGATTTGGTAAAACATTTCTAGCTGTTACGGAACTAGC